GCTGTGCCGGCAATCTCAAACTTTCTTGCTATTAGTTCCAATTTTTGCTGTTGTGCAACAGATGATGGGTTTGATAACTTAAGCTCAAAATCCATCAAGTCTTCGCCTTCATATCCATGAGAAAATAAGTGGATCATAGCAACCTTATTTAGCTCAGATAAGACTGTTTTTTGAATACGTTGTATTGAACGAGAAAAACGAATATCTTCCTGTGCTAACGTTGCCTTTGCACCAATATCTTCATCATAACCCAAATATGCTCGTGGAATTTTAAGTGCTGCAAATAGTTTCTTTTGGATATACTCAACATCTTCAACAGCTGCAGTATTTGACCCACCGGCCAATGTCTCAATTTTTGTCCCTGATTCACCCCCGCGTACAGGAAGAAAATAGTCCTCATCAACACTCATTGGATTATATCGGAGATCAACCTCACCAGTTGTCTTATTAACAACAGCATTTCTCTTAAGTGATGTCTGGGCCTGTTCTAGATACTCTGCAACATTCTCAGGAGGCACATTACCAACATCAATATAGAATACCCTTCGTTCTGGAGCACGAATGACCCTATATACCAACATAGCATCCTCAATAAGAATTAATTGACGCCAAATTCTTCTAGCTGCTTCTAATACAGAGGCACCATAAGGAAGAAATGCATCATTACCCAACAATCTAAAATGTGAAACCTGCCAGTTCTCTAATACCTGGTTTCCCTGAGTTATCCACCTAAATCTTACTGCAGCTGGATCGTCAGGGTCAAACCCTTCTTCTCGCTCAATTTCTGAAATTGGAATTGGAAATGCATTTATTACACCAAACTCAGGTGATACATCATTAAATAAGAAAAAGTCCCCGTATTTACATAAGTTTCTAACCCACATTGGAATATTAAATTCAATGTTTAAGGTATCAAGAAATAGTGTATCTAAAATTTCCTGTATTCTACGATTTTCAGAATATATGTGAAGAATGTGCCCTTTCTCATCAGGTGAACATGTCTCTTCTGAGTATATATCCAGTGCTGAAGATATTTCAGGTGTAGCCTCCATTTCACTAAAGTCACTATACCTTGACATCCTATCAAAGGCACCATAAGCACTAAGTGTAGCATTATATGCATCACTATGGCCACGCTTGAACATCTCAATAGCAGATGATGTTACCTTATCAGCATCAGGAAAATCCCGAATTCGGCGCTTAATAGCCGGGCCTGACCTGAATAATTTTGTTAACCGCTGAAACAGATTTTGATTATCTTTTGCCATATAGCTTCCCTATCCTATACCGATTATACCCAAAGAGGAATAAGAATAAATCATTTCATTAACCATGCAAAGTCTCCATAAGGTGAATCATTTGATCCAGATACTGGCATTTGTACAGCACCCATAATCATAGGCTGAAATGGATTCGCACCATGTTTCTTCCATACATTCACAGTTGATTGATCAACTGGGTTTTTATTTACAGAAAAAGCCTTAAGCATTGCAGCATTAACGTCGACGGTATGTTTGTTATATTCAGGTGTGGTATCATATAACCACACGCCGATTGCTAATGCAATTACAAGATCATCATTAGTACCTTTTTGTGCTTGAGCCTTATTCCCCTTCCAGATAAACGTCTTTAGTTCATCATAGAGACGAGATGAATAAACCCTGACGGTCCTATTTCTTAAGGATTCTTCAAGTTTTGTTAAAATCTGGGTTCTCGAAGCCCCGGTTGTAGTAAACCCAGCTTTATGGATATTACTTTCTCCATACATTGCTGCGTACTTGTCCTTTTGTTTCTTATAATAAAGATTAGGATAATTCAGTTCCTGAAGCTTCATAACTACAGCATACCCATAGGAATTATTTTCTGGGCAAATTACAGCTTTATTGTATCTCATACCAGCTTCATTAAGTAATGTTGCAAATTGATCAGGTGGTATCTTCCCCTTATATTCTGCAACAACCTCTGATTCATTCGTATCAATTACTTGAAATGTAGAATAATCAGCAGCATCGCCACGGGCAACATCTGCAGAAATAATATACTTGTGTTCTGACAATGCATATTTCCATACCCATACACCCATCTCAGGACCCCATTTCTCTAGAGGGGTTCGGATCACAGTTCGGATAAACTCAATGTCTTCAGCGGACATGAATGTGTCACCCGACGCTGAGAAATCACATAATAACTCTTGAGCTATTTGCTGCTTTGATAAATTCTTACATTCATTATCAAACCACTCATCAGTTCTCTCTGGGTGTACATCCCATGGAAGCTTTATGGGATTAAATTCATTTTCTCCTGACTCAGCATTCATGTACAATTCATAGTATTGACCACCAACACCATTTGGGGTCGATAATATAATAGCACGACCACCAGTAGAAACAGTAGGGTATAAGCCCATCCATAAATCATCAAAATTTCGAACGAAGGCTGCCTCATCAACAATCAACAATGATAATGCCTCAGAACGACCTGCATCATCTGACGTTGGAATTGCCTTTATAACTGAGCCATTGCTAAACTCAACTGATTGCTTATTGTTCGACGTTAGCTCAGGTAATACAAGCCACCTGGGTAAATGTCGTAATACTACCTTTACCTTCTTTATGAAGTTCATTGCAACCTGAAGCTTCGTTGCAATGACCAGAATATTCTTATCCTTATAAAATAATGCCAGCCAAACTGCATACGATGCAGATATCGTAGACAACCCTAATTGTCGAGCCTTAAGAATAACGTTAAATCGATTATTTTGAAAATCTTTGACGCAATCATTTTGAAAATCATACGTCTTAAACGGAATTAAACCCAACGTTGGATGTTGTATTTTGACATATTTGTTAAAGAAGTAAATTGGGTCTTTACCACAACGGACTATCTCCTTAACTTGTCGTTGTTTGTTGACTGGCGCCATTTCATCTCAACTTAGTTTTGAATTTCAAATATTACATTACGACGATAATAGGCAATTTTTCTAGGCGAATTTACAGTTGCGGAGACCATCTCAATATTATCATTATTTAATGTCTCTTTAACATTTAACGCATTTCCCGTCTCTTCCTTAAAGCGTTTCTTTGTTTCGCTCAAAGCAGCTGTCAATACCTGGACTGACTCCTCAGCCAATCTACCGACCTGCTGATGAAGAGAATTATCGGATGCAAAATGGACGATCGTTTGAAAATTTAGTTTCAACAAATTGCCATGTAAATTACATGTTACACTTTTCCCGTCGCGTGAAGAACTAGTTCCCCATGTATGATTCAAAATATTGCCTAAGTCGTTTATTTCTTGTTGTGTCAGCATGCTAACCTCCTGATTCCTCAATACTAATTATCTATCTATATTGTTATTTAACCCTACATGATGGCCGGTGGATCCTTTTTTTTCGTTCATCTATAATATCACTGTCGGCCGGCCGCCACCCTTCACTCCAGCGAAGGTTATTCGAATCGACCCAACGAGTACAACATTCATCACAACAACCTGCACGTTGGAATGATATAACATCTGATCTGGATCTCATCAAATATTCACATATAGGACACTCGAGTGGCACTGGGTCTTCTACGCGTTCATTTGGAATTATAATTGAAAATCCCAATGCATCAACCTTTATACGCCTATTCTTTGTCAACTGTTTCCATTCCGTCATGAAAAACCCTCGTATTTTTACCTTTTTTTGTAATCTCTACTACATTATCAACAACATCCTTTACCCCATCAACATGCGATATCACTAAAATATTCTTAAACCACCTTTTAAGAGATTTTAATAGCCTATTGCAAGACTCAACATTTGATTCATCTAGTGCACCAAACCCTTCATCAATAATAAGCAAGTCTGTCTTGGGCAAAGATGAAACATTAATAAGTGCTACTCTAATTGCTAATGATGACATCATCTTCTCCATTCCGGAGGCACACTCAATGATTCGTCTAGAGTCACCGTAGTTGATGTAAATATCCATTGAGCTTGATGAAGCGTCGGCCTCTAGCTCAACAGTAAACCCAACAACATCCTGCAAAATCCTAGATATCTCAGCGTTAATAACAGGAAGTTGTGACATCATAATCTGGCGGGGGATTCCATTTTTTGATACAGCACCCATAAGCAAGTCATAAGTCTTCCACTTTGCCAATAGTTTTACATACTCATCACGATCACTCTTTAGCCTCTCAATGTCATTTGCTAATAAGCCGATTGATTCTGATAATGACATTCTTTTTGCATCATGCTCAGCAATACTATCATTCAAATCAATTATTACTCTTTTTACCCTACTTATGCTTGTTGCACCGTCTGTATCTGAGACTCTTAGGCGCATATCTGATAATAGGCTTTTTGCTCTATCTATCATTAGGCCTATCGTTGACTCTTGGGATTGCAATTCATGCATTTTTACAGACTCGGTGGAAACCTCAACCTGCAAAGCTGCTCCTTGCTTTAAAATTGACCCATATTTTTCTACTTTCTCTTGTAGGTTTTCTTGTAGTAATACCTTTAAGGACTTCTTTGCAGCCTTGACCTGCCCCATTAATGCAGACGTCTTCTCTTCTTGTTCTTCCAATAACCTCTTGTTCTTATGAGACTCTTTAATAAATTTGCACGTAGGGAATTGATCTCCACAAGGAACTTCCTCAAGCAACTTTACCGAATTCTTCTGCGACTTGAATAACGTCTTCTCTTTTTCATGAGCATGCTCTAAATTAACCAACGATCTCTCTAAGTCAGTTTGTGCATCAAGGCGCTCCTTTAGATCATCTATTGGAAACTGTGCTTTGATTGTCTCAATCTTGGCAAGCTTCTCATTTAACACCTCAATTGTTAATGAAGTTGTAGATATTTTAGTCTTAATCCCAGATAATTTTTCTTCAGAAGAAACAACCTTCTTCTCCTGCTCCTCAATATCAGCCCTAGTTACTAAGTCCTTGTCTTTATGTGTTGCAAGAGATATTTTTAATTCCTGAAGCTTTTTGCGTAGTTTTGTCAGGTCTGCATCAACATCATCCCTGTCAGCAATTCTAGCATCATGCTCAATTTGAACTTCTAAAATCTTAGTCTCATACTCAGTACCTGGAATTGACTTAAGTAATGCTTTTGTATCCGCAGACTCTTCTCTTGCTAGCGACTCAATTTGATCAAAAATATTCAAATCAAGAAAATTTGTTAGAATTGCTTTTCTTTGTGTAGCCTTATGTTTAATAAATGTATTCATGTCACCCTGGCTGGCTAGTGACGTTAGCAAAAAGTCATCAGATGAACCTACTAACTTTCGAATATCCTTTTCGGTCTCTCTTCTTTGTTCACCACTTAAATCTAATATAGGGACGCCGTCGTCACCAAGCTTAAATAAGTTTAAGTGTGTTACAGCATGTAATTTCCCAGCACGAGTTTCATGCTTTACAGATTGTCTTTCAATTCTAAAACTCTTGCCTGCTACACCAATATCAACATCTGCCCTACAAAATCCCTTTCTAGAATTAATAAGGTGTAGATTCTTTATTGAACCACGATCTGATGTATTAAAGAGGCCATACATTAATGCACCAGGAATAGAAGACTTACCAATTCTATTAGGGCCGAATAAGCCAGTAATGCCACTCATCTTATCAAAGTTAATAATATTTCCCTTACCATAAGAAAATAAGTTGTCAAATGATAATCTTTTAACTGACCACTTTAAGTTTCTTGCTACGTCTTCATTTGCCAATTGGTTAACGTATCGTGTAGCTAATATGTCTAGCTGCTCCCACTCCTCATCAGTTAAAAACGTCTCCTTATAATATTCACGAAGAAGCTTACAATGAGTCTTTGAATCTCTTAAATCATCCTTAAAAAATGAGCTACCGTTTGTCTTAATTACAGTTAAATCAGAATCATAATCATTTTTATAAACAATTTCAGCAGCATCCTTAAAGTCCTTTAGCGCTGTATGAAGTTGTTTTATCTCTGGTTGAGAAATTGGAGAAGATGTTCGGATTCTAAACCTTGAACCATCTGGGTACTCCTCAGCAGCATCAATTGTTGTTTGCACATCTTCGGCCCAATCAATTGTTACAAATGGCTTACTGTGGGGTATCTCATAAAAAGTACTAGTGAATTCGTCTTTGTTCTCTATTTCCCAAAATAGAAATCCTTTACCAGGGGTTTCACCATAGTTTTGTTGTACAGACGAGCCACAGTATGCTATTCTTTTTTCGTCATCTAAATACTGTAGCTTATGAATATCTCCTAAAAATGCAAAATCATAACCATCAAAAAAGCTAGTATCAACTTCTCCCTCTATGTTCCAATCAATGTCTGTTTTTGAGCCCATAACACCACCATGAAAAGTAGCAATATTAATATCACCAGCTATTGGTGATATTTCTTTCCAACGCTCTTCATCAAAACATGAAAATACACACCAATTAATTCCTGGAGTACCCGTCGGATATACGCCAGAATCCTTATACAAATAAATGTTTGGATTATTAAGTGCTGTTATAATTGGGCTGATGGCATCTTGGCGATTCTTATTTAGAATTAATCCATCATGATTTCCTAAAATGACATGGGTTGGTGCAATTTCAGCAAGGTTAGTAAACCACCAAGTTAGAAGATCAATTAGTTCCGGAGTTATTCCTTGTGTCTTAGAATGTACAATATCACCACCCACGTAAATTACATCAGGTTCCAGTTCCTTAGCTTTTTCAAAAAACTTAGTAAATGACTCTCGATATTCATCATGACGAGATAATCCTCTAAAATGAATATCTGAAATATGTACACACTTAAATCCCATAAAACATCCAATCTACCCCTTGCTTAAAGCAATGACCCGCTCTTTATTGTACCAATCAAATGATATAATCTATCATCTTGTTTCCATTTTTTTGCCCTGGTCTTTGCTTCTATAAAATTCAATTTAGACATTTCACCCACATCGTTGAATATACCATGATCAAAAATTCGAATATTAATTCCGTAAGAGGATAGCTTCTTAGCATATCTTTGTGTTTTGTCACGAGCATCTGGATCAAGTGCCAGCAAAATTGGTGTTTGATGCTTTATAATTTCTTGAAATAGCCCATAGTCTTCTGAGAAATGAGAGCCTAGTAAGCATGATGCATTATCATCACATTTTACTAGATCAAAAGGCCCCTCTACTAGAGTTAGTTCCTGTGACCAATCAATATTGATCTCATTAAAAATAACACTCTTCTTTGGAACTTTGGCATTAAGATATTTCATCCCAGCCGCTCCATCAATTGCCCGGGCAACAAAATAATTTAGGTCACCATCGGCATTAAAAGAAGGAAGGATCGCACGACGGCGATATCTACCTTGTGTACATGTACCAAGTTTGAAATACCACAAATCTCTATTTGTTAAGCCCCTAGACCTTAGGTACCTTATGGTGTCCCTAACATCCGGGTCCTTTGAGTTCAAACTTGTCGCGAGAAGCTTAAATCCATTCGGTACAGAAATGCTTATTTCTTCTTCTGGTAGTTCGACTGTATTATGCTTGGATTTGCCAATAAATCGTTCTTGGTATGTTTGGAGGTGTTGGGGAAAATACTTTCTTAAAAGAGAACTAAGGTTTCGGCCCTTAATGTCGCAAACCCAACAATGATGATTATCGGTATCAACCCTAATAACAAGCTTCTTTTTCGAAGAAGAGCCGTACGATCCACAACGCTGGTTTGGACAACAAACTGCTACATTTAGCCCATCATTGCCAATGACACAGGTACCAAAAACCCTGTTTAGAAACGTTATTTTTTCACTCACCGTAGGCATCTTAATCTAATAATACACCCCTAGCTTGCAAGTGTTCATTTCATTCAGTAAACATACTGAACTACGGTATTTCATCGATCGATGCTAGGACAACGTCCCATATCTATTATACCACAACTATGCTGAATTGTGCACTAAATATCCGGCTTTTGCTATCACATATGCATCAGCTGCATCATAGCAACCAGATTCTAAAATTGTTAATCCTTTTCTAGGTCCGGACTTTAGTATCTTTGTTGGCCATTCAAAATCGATTTGAGGTGTAACCCACTCTAAGACTTGCTCTTTTGTTGGTGCACCGCCTTTCGACTTTCGAACAATTTTTAAGCCAACAGCCTTTCTAGCAGAATTAACGTTGATATATTCTGGCTCAATTTCAAACTCTTGTTGTGCAAGGTAACTTGCTATCCCATTAAATCTTGCCAAGGTTAGTATTGTCTTAGCGGATGATAAACCGGGACGAAAAGCTTGTAGATTCTCTTCTACAAAAACTTTTTCCACACCGTACCTAAAGTGTAGCATAGACAGTTCATCTGATATCACCTGAGCCTTCTGGAAGAGGTTTGGCTGTTTTGACAGGGGTATATACCCTAATCCGACTAACTGCCCCTCAGGCCCTAATACACACCAACCAGTACAAGACGTTGAAATGTCTAATCCTAGATACAATTAAAAATCTACCTTCACCCTAAATACGTACCCATCACTTTCACGTTTCATGACAGGCGTTGCTAAATTTGTCCTTGCTACAACATTAAGGTTTTCATCATGAAAGTTCAAGCCCGTGATGTATACAAATTCAGAATCTGTCTCAGATGCAAAGTTAGATGCAAAAAGTGGCTGATATTGGGGATTGGAAGATGAGTTAATCGTGCCGGCACCACAAGGAACATGGATCTCCATAATATGGAGATTTTGTTCTCCTTGGAATGTTACATTAAACTGTTCTTTCCCAAAATACGGAATAACCGGGGATTTAACTACAGCTACTCCTTCTTCATACATTATACTACCAACATCAGACCATGCAGGGTGAGGTGTCTCAGCATCGGCACGATATAACCCACCAATACCATTGTCCCTTAATGTTATTTTAATCTTTCCGTCAGAGCATGTTACATCATTATCAACTAGCTCAAATGTTCCTGGTTCAATTCTGTTTCCATAAAATAGATTTGATGCATCAAAAAAGACAACTTCATTTGATGACCCGTCCCTGGTTCTTTGAAATATTGTTAATACAGAACCAGGTGCAACACCAGGATTTTCTGGAGATGCGCCTGCAATATCAAACATTATTGAACCAGTTGATACATCATCAGTACCGTCCATGCTTGTTTGGATTAGGCCTGGAAACAACGTTTCTTCTGGAATCAAGTTATCTAATGAAATTTTGCTAAAATCTAGACTTCCAAAATCATTAGTGTACTTTTCTAATAATGATCCACTAACAGGGTGGACATCGCGAGCACCTGACATTAATAATTGAAATCCTGGAAAGAACTTTCCATTATCACATGGTAATACCGTCAAATTTCTCTTTCGAATTGAGCCAGTTGTAAACAGGTATTCATTTGCCTCCCTGGCCTCTTGGGCTTGGGTATCTATTCTTGATGCAGTCAGATTTAACAACCTGGGATAATCGCCTCTTACAAATTCTCTACAATAATTTTCGAGATTTAATAGATGGCCACCAACACCAAATGATAATGCAACATTAAATGGATCATCAGTAGTTGTGAACATATCCTGAAATGGTGTCAACAATACTTCTCTTACACGGGTTTCCTTAACAAAGAATGGAGGGACATAAAACATCAATGCCGGCTCTTCATCTAAATTAGAAATACCCTCAGCTGATGTCATTAATAGCTCATCATCTGTTCTATATTCATCCCAGATTTTAAGCTCATGAATTTCAGCATTAAGTGGATGATCAAATCTATATGACCCAGGCTCAAGTGGATCTAGATATGAGCTAGCTGCGTCACCGTATCTTAGTCCTTCCTTTGCACATGTGTCTTCATCAAAAAACCCAGCAATATAGTGGGTATCATTATCTGGTATTGTATCTAGATCAGCGTCAGTATCAAAGATATTATTCTGGCCTTCATAAAAATTTCCCACAAATAAAGCACCAGGATCACCAAGGCGTTCATCCTGGCCAAAATGCTTATCAAATTCTTGCGGTATTACCGTACCTGATGGTATTACAAATGTCGCATCTTCGATACCATCAATCATAAATGACCCAGTTCCATGATTGATAGTATTTGTACCCCACCGGATCGCAACGTGGTGCCAGTTATTTCGCTTCAAAGAATTATCAGATGATAAAAATATCATGTCTGTAGCAGTACCTTGATTTGTTGCTGGGTTGAATACTTGGCAACCCTGAAACATATCATCAATTGAACGTTGGTTGTTTTCTTGATTTAATGGTATTAATGAAGGTGGTACTTCTGCACTACTACTAAGTTGTAATAATAGCCTATATCCATTTGGCCTGCCATCAATAGCAACATTACTTCCAGTTACTAGTGATATCGCAAAACTAGACGACATGTGAAATATCGTCCCAGCCTTAAAATGACCGTCACGTTGATCAGACGTATAACGTGGGTTGACGTAAAATTCAAATGTAAAGCTGCCTGAAGGGCTATAACATACTTGACTAGGCTGCTTTGATTCATCCGTTTTTGCAGGATATATTAATACAGAATCAGATGGAACATTCGATGCAGTATAAAAATTGAGTGTATGGTAATTTGTACATGCCCAATGCATTGAAGGATAGCGGTCACGATAATAGGGGAATAAGATATCCCTTACAACATTCTTACGTTGGGTATCTGCGGTGAACCTAAATGATGGCTCAAACCTAATAACTTCTACAAATTTCTTCTTTCTTTCTGAAACGCCGGCATCATTAATCTTACCAAGAAACTCCGCCATTGAAGAGGTAAAGTTTGTTAATGTTTCGTCAGATGCAGAAAGTACTAGGCCCTGGCGATACGCTTCGAGTGTTTCGTCAGAAAACTCGTCAGATCCATCACTAAATGCACGAAGCTTTTGGGCCTCTTTTTCTATGCCTGATTTTTGAGCAAAAACATTAACTGTCCCAAACATCCCAGTTTCTTGACTGCTAGCAATCGACGCAGAATAAAACTCTCTTCTGGGATGTGTTGTGAGTGTTAAGTTCTCAAAATATTCTCTAGTTAATGCGAATAAAGCCATTTGATCCCGCCTGAACTATTATCCTTAAATAACTGTGTTCAGTTAATTCTCAATTATAACTATTCGCATCATGCTAGTCTGGTAAAGAGAAACATCAGAGGAAATAAAGTCCCCCTAACATGTGACATTTTTCGCCTAGAAATCAAGGCGAACTCGAACTGTGATGTCCTTTTCGTCATTCTTTTCAATGGGCCTTGACATTTTAGCTACAGCAAGTAAGTTATCATTGGCGTCATACAGTCCCACTGTAGTTGGAAAAGTAAACGATCGTTGCACATCCTCCTGCCCATCATCAATTACCACAACCCTGTTTTCATCATCCGCGTATGTTGGATTTGAAGAATAATTAAACTCGTCAGCAGTTGCCCTACAGAAAATTAGTGTAGAATTAATATTTGTAATATTTTGAAACGTCATCGCCGTAAGTGTTCCAGATTGAAACCTTGTAGTAGAAAGATGATCAATAATATTATCAATAGAACCTGAAACCAAGAAATCCGGACTAAATGTAGGAATCCCTGCTCCACCGGTAAGGCCATATCCTAACCCTACTTGGCCAGCATCAATATTGACAGATAGGCTCGGGTCTAACTGGCTCGTATAAGTTCTAGGTGTTGCATTCATTCCATCAATAACACCTTGAACTGGTTGATCTGATTGCCATATCCTATTGAGATTGAAAACAGCAACACCGGCATCATAAAACATTAGTCCGACTTTTTTGCTAGTATCAGCAGAATCTACAATATCACCGACCTCACCACCAAATGTCCTACGCTTAGAGGTTGATGAGCCAATATCAGTATAGATCTTTACACTACCGGTTGATGTTGTGAATAGGTTCTCCGTTACGCCATCAGCTGCGCCGGTTCCACCCCCAAAATAACCTGCAGATGCACCCTGTGTAACCGCATATGCTGAAGAGTTTCCAGAAATGCTTGCAGACTGATAAAACCTAACTGCAAACGTCTCACGCTTTATTTTGTCCCTGGCGAATAATCGCTTAAATGAGACAAACATCGCAGCATCAACATCATCGGCGCTATCTTCTGAACCAAATGGTGTTGTAAATACAGCATTACTATCACCTAGCAGCGTCTGCGCAAATTGTTTATAGTTGTATGTTTTCTCTCTCATCATAATAGATTGTGATGGATACAGTTTTTTCCCAGAAGAATCTTCTCCTGTTGAAGCTGATGCCACAAGCAAACTATCTGGTTGTAATCCCACTGTCAGGTCAAATATAGCATTTGAACTTTGAAGTGTGTGATCTTGATCATATACAGTCTGAAATAGCGATGATGTTACACCCGGGCCTATTCCACCTGTGACGAATACTTCATATGATTTTCTAGAAACAGACCCAGATACATCTTCTTGAATAATATCGACTAATTGATTCAACGATGATCTGCTCGTCTTAATGTCTGCTGCTGATATTTCTTTAAAGGTTGCCATTTATTCTACACCCTACTTTGATATCTGAAGCTCAAATTGTTTAGTAGCTCCGGATTGAACACCTGTTATTACGATTACAGATGAAACAACGGTTTTGTCACCGGCATTGCCATAAACATCAAATTGTGCATCTGTAATTGATTTCGTCTCAACCTCTAATGTTAACTTAGACCCACCAATTGCTGTTGTAGTGGGGTCCCTAACAACAATGTATGTAGCAACATTATCACTATCAACATTATCTGGGGTCAGGCCTTTGAGTTGTGCGAATTGACTTGGTAGTTTTACAATGAATGCTTGATCTCTTAACTCTACATCAATGACTGTTTCATTCTGTACATCTTGCGTTACCTGGACAGTCCTAGTAGAACCGGTACCAGATCTATTCATTTCAAGGGTTGAACCCGTTGAGTCTAAACCGTCACCTGTCAATGTGAATTCGGGTAATCTAATGAGGTTTGGATTGGAAACGCTTATAAGCTTATGTTTTAATGCCAAGTTCCCGCTCGTCTGCGCTTCAAAAATTGGTGTATTTTTTTCAATTTTCTCTTTTCCAACAGTTCTACCAAACTTCTCAATTATTGTATAGTCAACCTCATCATCCCCTAAAGCAAACTTTACAATAGAAAAAGAACCGTCATTCCTTGCCAAAAATGCACGACCGATGTCTGTCAGTACAGCATCAATAATGATGTTGTTGGTTGAATGATCTAAAAATCCCATCTTACTACTCCTCCGATAAATATATCGTTATTTCTTAGTCCGTAAATCCTCAATATCAATACTCATCACTTGACTCTTTTGTCTATCGATGTTAATCATCTGAAATTTGTACCTACCCTCGTTCTCATTATCACTGAATGATAGAAGCCTAAGATCTTCTTCATCACCATTCACGATGGATAAGTATTCCGGATCAAAGAATATAGTACATTTCTTATGGCCACTATCCTTGATAGAATCACTAGTCAAATTGATGTCTCCGACACCTAACTCTGGATCAGCTGTTAGGTAAAAGTTTGGATATGCCTTGGGCGCGCCCTCAGGGGAAATTATTTTCTTTACGATCCTATTTTTATACCTATCAAAAGATACGACAAACTGTTGAGAATAATTTGAGCTAAAATCATGCGCGTCAATACTACACAGCGTATAGATGAACTTTGAGTCCCTTGTGAATTCTTCATCGACATATGTCGTCGACGGGTTTTCCATAGTATGTGTACGAGTGGGGCGAGGTGTTTCTTTTCTTGGTGTCGGTAGTACACTATCATCAAAATCATACTCTGCTAAAAGTTGATATGGTTCATGAATAGACTTTCTACGCAGTACCTGGAATCTTTTTACATCACGCGTTGAAACTACAGGAAAGCTCCACATTAACATCATTCTTTTTTTCTTATAGTCCCATATAAAATTTAGATCAGCAGGTGGTGGTGGTGGATTATATTCTTTACACCTAACCCAGTCCCATCTACTAGGCCTTGATGATATTAGCCCAGTTATTGCAAATATCTGGCCTGTCTCCTCATCGACAGCTTGAAATTGAGCTAATGCTATAGCCCTAATCGAATATGCATACCTGTGACCATATTTTACTTTCGAATCTAGGCCACCGCCTATCGTTGAAGAAGCCAATATTACAGGTTGCAGACGGCGCCGATACCCGTTTGGATATATTTCTGTTTTATCAATAATATACCCAATGACTTTTACTGCATTCTTAAACTCAGAAGCGTCAATTCTCTTAATAGAAATTGGGCGCAAGTTTGTTGAGTACTCATAATCAGTAATTACTCCTGGATTATTTTGCAGTCGTGCATGTTCTTGGGCCTCAGTTGCCTTTCTGCGAAGCCATGCAAATTCCCCAGAAAAGGGATTAAAGGGGCCAGACATAGATTTATTTAGCACCGTCCCTAAAAACTTATCACTAAACTGAGAATAATGGCTTATTCTTCCTAACCATCTTGTCCAACGTCTCCCATGGCGTACTCGTCTCCGATACCTTGTAGAATAACTGTAGTACCCAAAGTATGACATTCCCCCTAAGCAACGTAAAATCCACTTGCCTTTAATCCAGTCAGATGTGACGTCATTTAATAACTCAGCAATTTCAGTTCGAGATCTGCTGCGTGGAACACCGGCGGATTTTGCACGCATCCACATGGATCTAGTAATAAGGCGGCCGGCCTTCATTGCTATTTTTCGGTCCTGTGTATTTAACGCTGAGTATCCTTTTGTTGTTACGTCTGTTTCATTTTGAATTCTCCAGTAGTTCTTTGCCAGCAAGCGCCTTACATCTTCAGGCCTTGAAATCTTTGCAACAAATTCATTATCGACACTAGCATTTGTTTGTACGTCAACTGGCTCAAACGAGAACTCAACCCAACGAGGAATCTTGCGGCTTAAAAAATCTTCACGCTCTTTGCCGGTGCTAGTACCGTATGCACGACGATCACCGGTGTCGCTTACTTTTTCATCTGGTACAAAGAAATTATAATTGAACTTTGCATTAAAGTTTCGCACCTCCGGAACATCTAAAATCGTTATAACTTTTGACGGAAATGATATAGGCATTACTTTGTCTCCTCTGAAGGCGTTGATATAACTACAAAGAAATCATTAAATGAACTATAGTTTTCTCCCTTTCGCCTTGGCTTTAACATCTTTACTGTTCTACCATCATCAGCCGTGATGTCATGTGTCATCTCAGTAAAATAATCCTTCGTCATCATCTCCCCACCACCGAAGTTTTCAGATGTTGCTTCAACATCAATCTCAAAATCATCTGGGTCCACCGGTAATAAGAATGTTCTATCAAATAGTTTGGGAACAAACATTGTAAAAAGCCTAGAATATTTGTTGAATATCGTAGAGCTAGCTAATGCTCGAAAACCCTGTAAGTCTTCTGCAACAAGATATGGCCTATGCCTATGCCATCTTCTCCACCTTGCACTTTTTGACCGAGGCGACCGATGCCATCTATCTCTAAAATATGGCCAAGCTTGCTCAGGGTTAATAGTCACCTTAAACTTTCTTCCACTTATCTCGGTCTCACTAACCAGATTTGCAACCGGAACCCTGCCGACTGTAATCCAGTATTTAGACTCCCCTTCATCTTCATGAAGCTGTATCGTTGTCTCAGCGTCTGCGTCAATAAAGATATTATGCCACTTATCATCATATGGAAATGTTGTTTCATCTAATTCAAGGCCAAACAATAACTTGTAGTATACCTGAAGTAGCCTGTCAACAACATGATTTGAAATTAGAGACGTGTCACGACCTGATCCTAAAAACTTGTATATTTCTGTCTCTAATATATCAGAGGTTTTTTGCTTTTGCATACCATCTTCATTACCCTCTGAAACCTCTGCAGAAAAACGTGTAAACTGAACATTATTAACAACATCACTATATGACTTTATTACAAGTTTATCCTCTGGATCACCTGAACTTTCGGGTGTCGGGTCAATCTTTGAAAATCCATCTGGTAAAATAAACAATGATGTATCAAAAAGAAACTTTTTAGGCTTAAAGATTATATCTTCATGCTCAAGATCTCGTTTATGAATATGAATCTCTACTACATTTCGTTGTTCATGTAGTTCTGTTGATTCTTTACTGCCTATAACATAGGGTGGATTTTGCAATGTATCTAAAAGACCATTTGGCAACCCAACTGATAGTACTCGTATATTATCACCGGTCCTCCCACATAGATTCGGTTCATTCATGAATGCTTTTAAAGAAGCAACTTCCCATGCATCGATAATTTGAGATGCAGGTAAATATGATGGATCATCTTCTCGCCGGCGACCTTGTTCATGAGAAAAGTTCATAAGCATTAATTGGCGTGGGGTTAAACTTGACAAAAACTTTTTACCAATCTTATCATTTGCAAATAAGTGAAGCCAGGCCCTAGTCCACAAACTTTGATCTTCGTTTGTCTCAAATCCACTCTTAATATCAAAGTATGAATCAAGTTGCTCTGCTGCCGTGGATAACGTCGAAGATAGAGCCTGAATTATACTG